TAAACAATATTAGAGGCAGCGTATTTCAAGCCTGAACCGCCACCCATTTCTTTTTGTGGGAACATTGAACCAATCACATCATAAGTATGATTAGTCATAATCATAGGCACTTTTGCTTTGCCTAATTTAAGTGTTAAAACTCTAAACGCAGCTTTCACAATCTGCGACCTAGTCATATCTCTAGTTTCTTTACCTTCGGCTGTATCTGTCATTTCTTTTGTTGTTGATAACATACCTAAACTATCTAATACGAACATCATAGGTTTTCTATTTTTCTCGTCTTGTTCTAAATACTTGTCAATAACTTTTATAGATTGATGTCTAAACTCTTGTACGGTTGCAACTGGTACAACAACCATTCTTGTACTATCAACACCTCTATTTTCAACTAAATCTTTTGTCAATGCACTTTCTGATTCAAAGTAAATTACACCTGCGTCTTTATTCTTATCTAAAAATGCTTTTACAATACCTAATGCAAAGAAAGTTTTACCTGTTGCGGCTTCACCTGCAATTGCTGTAATTTTATTTGATGGCATACCACCATTAATAGAACCAGATAGTAAAGCATTTAGTGTATAACTACCTGTGTCTATAAAACTATCTACATCACCTGCTTCAACACCTTCACTTACTAGTGTAGCATATTCATTACCTGTTTCTTTAATAATGTCTTTCAAAAAATCCATATTATTCTCCTATTATTATGTACCATTTTATATTATTATTATAACAGAATTGTTTAACCTTGTCAAGCTCTTTTTTATCAAAACTATACCTCTCATAAGGTTTCTGATTCTTGTATATTATTATTGTCAATCACCAAGTTCCCATTCAAATCTTAAATCTTTATTTTTAGGTATCCAACCTATTGGTGGTTTTTCTAAATCTGCTGTTTCTACATTACACCATATGTCATCAAACATATCTCCCGTATTTACAGCGCCAAATTGATTGAATACTCGACCCTCGACTTTCTTTAATCTTTTTTTTAATACTTCTCTGTTGTACTCTAAAAGTCTTTGATAATCCCAATATTCTTTTAAATCTGTATATGATTGTTTACTGATCATTAATGTTTGACTGGACATTTTTTCGCCTTTGCTTGATTTAGTTTATATCCACCTTTAAACTTTGTTCTTACTTGTAAAAAACTTTCATTATTCCATTTAGCATTTTGTTCATTAGGTCCACTTACGTCATATGTATATTTATTTCTTTCATAAGGCACATACATCGCCAAAGGTGTTCCTCGTTTTATAAAAAATTCACCATATCTTTTCATTAACATTTGTTGATTGATTTCATGGTGTCTATCTGACCATATGATACCAGGTAACACTTCAAATACAGGATTAAAATCATAGTACATAGGTAGTTGCCAGACAGACCATCCTGGTGGTGTCTTAATACGCCAAGGACAAGCAGGTTTTAAGACCATACTTGTATTGTCTTTCACATGTTTAGGAACCCAATCTCTAAATTGAACATCAGCGTGTTGTGTAAAACTAAACATTTTTTCTGGTGTATGCCATTCAAATCCATTGTGTTTTATTTCAACATGTAAATCACACCATAACGGTACAACAAAACCTTGAGTTATATATTCAGGAAAAGATGGACAATTTCTTACTGTACCTTTATCATCAACTTTACCATCAACCATTCTTTCAACTCTTTTCCACCAATCAGGAATATATTCTTTTGCGGATACGATTGGCACAACTTTATCAAGGCCTTCAATAGTAGTCCACCAATGTATTTTAGGTTTTTCTTTTTGTTTCCAAAATGTGAATATTTTTTTTATCATACTTTTAAATTATTATAATTATTTAATTTAATAACTTTTTTTAAATCTTCTTGTTTTAACTTTTTATTTGTTGAGTATATTTTTTTATCATATACGTTAGCAGATACTACATATCTATAACCTTTATATTTAACAGGTCTTACGCCATGTTGTATATATCCTGGAAACATAATAAGTAGACCTTGCTCTAATTTTCTCTCTCCACCTTGATCACCCATTTGTGGAAAAAATAAACCTGGTGCGTCTTTAGGTGCATTTAAGTAATATGCAAAAGACCATAATGCAGGCCAATGGTCATGTGATATAGCGTGTTCGTTTGATTTATATTTCATTCCCCACATATCAGATATTTCAGCATTTATATCTCTGTTAAATTGTTTTAAAGAACACTCTCTTGCCATATTTTTTATGATGTCTGCAAGTTGTTTAAAGCCAGGTTGATCTTGCATAATCCATTCTGTCATTTGTGCTTTTACATTTGTTTTATGATTTTGTCTATCGCCTTGTTCATCAATAAGTTTTTTAATTTTTTTGTCCATTTTAGAGTTATCTAGTTTACATTCAAACGTAGTAATATAACCCTTTAATGGCATGTCTTTTCTTATTACATCAAACATTAAAATAACGTAGCCTTTCTACTATGCCTAAAGTAATCTATTTTTTCTTTTGAAAAACACCAGACATTTTCAATATATATACGGTTCATAAACTCTGCTTTTTCTTCTTCACTTTCAAATAATTTATCTGATTTAGGTCGTTGCATAATTCTCATACCTATTTGACCTACAAAATTATCTTTTAAACTATCAACTAATTCATCACTACTATAATATCTTTTACCTTTAATTGTAGGATCCATTATATTAATAAACATATGCTTTGATCTTTCAAAACTTTTTTGAGATACAGGAAGATAAAAGTCATCACGCCATTTAGAATATTCATCAAACTTAAACCAAGATTGATTTTCTTCTTTATCACCACCTTCATTGTATCTTTCAGTAGAGAAGTATGGTGGACTTGTAAATGCACAATCTATATTGTCTATCTTATCCCATGGCATATCTTCAGCACCACAATTGTATATAGTGACCTTTTTAGGTTTTGCAAGAAATGAATTATACACTTCTATTTGTTTTAAATATTGTTTAAACGTATTAGGATTAGGATCACAACCTATATATTCTTCAGCGTCACTAGCAAAGAAACCTGCAAGTCTATCACCCCAACCACAACTAGTATCTAAAACTCTTTTAGCATTTGTCATTTGATAGATTGCTTTTGCAACATTAGGTTTAAATTGTGTTGCGATATAAGTCTGTAATCTAAAAGCAGATACATAACTTTTTTCGTCAAGTTTACCACCTCTTAATTCTTCGTAACCATCAACCATTACAGGTTTCATATTATTGATACCTCGCCACATAGGACCTAGACAACGCCATATATCTTTTGCTGTGCCATTATACCATACATCTAATGGTGATTTAAAACTATAACTTGAACAATTTAATCTTAACTCTTGGTGAAAGTAATTAGAAACATCATTGTAAATAGATGGTGCGTCTATAATACCTAAACCGTGGTCTTTAAAATTATATTTGTAATCATCATATTTTTCTTTTATATTTTTTTCTAATTGTTCAATAGGTTTAATATATTCCCATACATCTTGTTTTTGTAAACTTTTAAATGCCTGTCGCATTATATCATATGAAATCTCCTTTAGAGGAAATTTAGGTCTATGCTCTGCAATATATTGTGCTAGTTCTTCTCTAAATTTTTCTTTACCAACATCATTTGTAAGAGTTTCAAATGTTTGTTGATCCATAAGAGGTAAACCATTTACTGCATGATCTTTTAAATTCATCTTTCACCTCTTGCTTGTAAATTTCTCATTGCACTAACTTTATCAGCAAAGTTTACACTAACTGATATTCTCTCTACTTTAGATTTAAAAGGATATACCATATGATGTAATTTTGCAGGAAAAATATAAATATCTTTTTCTCTTGGATTCATTATAGAACCTGTATTACAATATCCTATGTGATCGCCATAATTAAATTCTAATTTACCAGCAGATGGTGTATTACTTTTACTTGACAACTCTGAAGTTTTATTTTCTTCTTCAATCTCTTTTGGCACTTGTAAAAATGTGACACATGATAAATCACCTGTGTGATTATGAACAGGATTCCATTCTCCTGCTTTCATAATATTTACCCATACTGGTTTTTGAAAAACAATTTGATGAGGTTCTAAACTTAAATCTTTATTTAATGCCTGTTTTGAAAATTTAGTATATTGACTTGCAAGCCATACAAATTCTTCCTCTACAATTTTTTCCTCTTTAGTTGTAAAAGCGTTTGCATAACTATATTCTTCAGCAAGATTACCTGCTAAAGCTTTACGATAATCATTGTCTTTTTTTAATTTTTTATTTTTTCTAATCTTATTTGCTGTATCTAAAAGTATTTTATGTAATTCATCTGATATTGTTGACCTTAAAATATAAGGACCAAAATTTCTAGTAATATTAAATTCTCTACCAACTAAACTCATTGTTCATTATTCCATTTCATTAATAACCATACTACAAAAGCATATATCATTATAACATAAAAAATTGATAGAGTCAATTCCATTTATTTACCTCATTTCCCCAACTATCCCAACCCTCTCTTTGTTGTCTAGCAAACAATTCTATATAAGGACCCTCTAATAAATTCTCTATGTGTGTGTACATAACATCTGGTTTTCTACTATGTTCTCTACGTTTATCTACAACTAATTGTGGTACAGACTTACTTAATCTTTTAGGTTTACCTTTTGTTGCAAGTAAACACATTTCAGGATTACCTCTAGTCCAATAACCTAGACCTGTAAAGAAACCTGGTTTAGTTTTATTTAACTTTGCCCATGTAAAGGCAACGGTCTTGTATGTGAAACCCCATGCCTTGATTACCTCAAATGCTTTATGTAATAGAGGATCAATTGTCCACATTAATAATACAGAGTTATCTCTAGCAATATTACCTACTGGCATGTTGCATATGTCTTTAAAACTCATAACACTATAATGCTTTTCAGGACTTCTATCTTTACCCTTATTAGAATATGTCTTAAATGTCCATGGTGGGTCTGCATATATCACATTATATTTTAAATCAATATCCATAACTTAACGCAAAGTACCTCATCATTAAACATATTAATATAAATCTAGGTATTGACCAAGGTGTTTTCATTGCAAGTAAACTGCCTGTTGCAAAACCCCAATGTAGAGTAATTATTATAATTAAAATACTATCTATCACCCAAAAAATGCCTCTAGTGTTGCCTCTCGTTCTAACTTCCATCCTATTGAATCTAGTATAAACTTTAGAGGATCAGTAAATGTTTTTTCAAACTGCAAATCATAATCAACATATTTGTGAAGATTAAACTCATATGGTATCTTAGATGAAAAAGATATAACGGTATCTTTTATAGGGTTAGGTCTTTTTAACATCAAAAATTTTATTTTATCACTACCTTTGATTATAGGATATTTAAATTCTAATTTATGTTTATGTAAATGATAATTATAAATTAATGCACCTTTGACATGTATAGGTGTGCCTTTCTTATAGATATTTGAGCTATCAGAAAATTTAGGCAGATTATTACAAGACCTAGGAAAAGCAACTTCTTCTGGTGACAATGTTTTAAATGTTTCTTTAAAATCTGCAACATACTTTATTAGATCATCTTCACCCTCATTCATTATAATTCTAATTGCTTCTTTAATTTTTGTTCTACATATCTCAGGCGTTGATGACTTAACAGCTTCTACACCCATAACTTTTAGTTTAGGATATTCATATCTCACGCCTTCTTCATCAAATAGATTTAACATATATCTTTTTTTAGCAACCCATATGCCTTTGTTTGCAATCGCTTCTCGTTTCATAATCATTTTTTGCTCATACGCATTTACATATTTAGCAAGATTATTAAAACTTTCATCTATAACTTTTTGTATTTTATCTTCGGCAGCCTTATCTAAGAAGTCAACAATCTGCTGAGTAGTCTTGTTTTTACATACCTTCTCAACAAGTTTATCTAGTTTTAAATATATTGAATCAGTATCAGACGCAACAATATAATTAGCATTGCTAGTACCTAATAACTTATTCATAAATTTGTTAACATCTTTTTCAATCCAACGAATAGTCAACTGACCACCTATTGTAATCGCCTCTGCTTGATTTTTTTCAAAATATCTAAAGTATTGATTACCTATTGCGCCATAAGCAGAATTAAGAGCAATCTTTTTTGCCATTTGAATATTATGACAACGAGCAATCTCATTTTTGTAAATAGGATCTTTTGTTTTTTGAAATTCTTTTTTTGCTTCTATCATTTTCTTTTTATAGATAACACGGTCGCCATACATCTTTTGCATTAACTCAGGTAAGAAACCTTGTTTATTTCTTTTAAACATAGCACCGTTTGCTGATATAGCAACATCTTTATTCTTTGCCCACTCTAAATTAAGTTGTTGATTAAGCATATTTTCTACACTCATGCCTTTTGTTTCAACACCTACATAAGTTTCAGGACTAATATTATATTGCATAATTAAATGAGGATATAGACTATTTAAATCAAATGAAACAATCCACTTATGTAAACCTAAGTCAGGATCTTTTACATATGCACCTTCAAACTGAGCTGCCTTATCATGGTCTTCTCTTGGTGGTATAACAATATGTTTACTCTTTAAATGATTATAGATTAATGTATCCCAACATCTTACTTGCGAATATACATCTGTATAATTAACTTTGTAATCATATGCCATAGTCAAACACAATTCAATTAGTTTCATTTTATCTTCTAACTTGTCAACTAATTCTACATCTTGGATATTATATTCTACAAATCGTTGATAATCTTTTGTATAGAAATCTTTAAATGTTTCATAAGGGTTATCTAATTTTTGTTCACCTAATTCTACCTTTGCAATATAATTAAGTTTATAACTTTCTTGTCGAACATATGTAAACTTTTTATACAGGTCAAAATAATCTAATACAGATATGCCTAACATATTCCAGTATTGTTGATTTTTTTGTCCTAGTTGTATTCGTTCAGCATTAACATAATTCCAAGGCGACATTTTATTAATTGTATCATTATCAAATATCATTCTCATTCTATTCATAAGGTAAGGTATGTCAAAGAATTTAACATTCCAACCAGTGACAATATCAGGATGATTTTTACACCAAAACTTCATAAACTCTAATAGTAAATGTTTTTCATTTTGACATTTTACATATGTTGAGTTTGCTTTCTTAGAAATAAAATCGCCAGTACCCCAAGTTAGTATCTGTTTATTACTATGATTCTTTACCGTTATACAGATTATAGTTTCTTTAGGATTTTCTATATCAGGAAAACCTTCATCACAGGTTGTTTCAATATCAAGTGTAAAAATTTTAATATAGTCTTTATTCCATCTTACTTCATTTTTATAATGACTTGCAATATATTGATATTGATAACGATTCATACCATAAATTTTATATTCAGGTATGCTCTTATATTGATCTACAAAATGTTTTGCTTTTGATATGCTGTCAAACTTTTTGGCTGCAACATACTTGCCGTTTAGTGTCTGATGTTTTGTTTTCTCTTTTGTAGGTACGAATAATGTAGGTTGATAATTAATTCTACTTAAATATGATTGACCATTAGCGACACCTCTGATAAGTAATTTACCTTTATATTCTAAAACATTTGTATAGAAATCGCTCGCTAAATTCATACTATATTATATCACAAAGACTTGAAAAAATCAAGTCTGTTTTGGTATATGGACTATTAATCCATCTAGTTTTTCGTCTAATGTTATTTGACAACTTAATCTACTATTTGGTTTTGCTAAAGGATCATAATCTAGCAAATCTTGCTCTGCACTTGTTTCATCTGGTTTACCTACCTTGTCAATCCACTTTTCATCTACCCACACATGACAAGTTGCACATGAACAAGCGCCACCACAATCTGCGTCTATATTATCTATGTAACCACTTTTAGAAAAGTACCTTGAAGCTTCCATTAATGTGTTAAACTCTGGCGCTTCTACTGTTTCTATTTCACCATTTCTAGTTTTAAAATGAACCTTTATATTTTTCATTATACTATTAATTTTGTTTTAGGTTTTACTAAACTGCTTGTGTTCTTATCATATGCGTCAATCAAATTTGTATCTGGATTTGTTGACGTGATTATGTTATCTTTTTTAATTTTAATTACTTCGTCTTTTGTGTATGGTATGTAAGGATGAAAACCTATTGACATAGGTTGTCCTGGTTGACCTTGCATTGGGATCAATACAAAGGGTTTCTTTATATATTCATAATCAATATGATTTTCTAATTCACCTTCTTTTAATGGGTCACCTTCTTCAACTGGCGTACCTATCACATCTTCTCCTGTTGAGAGCCTGTATAATCTAATCATAATATATCCTTTCAATTACTCTGATTTAGTTTCTTCTTTAACTACTTTCTTACCAATGTTATATTTCGCTTGTAAATTCCACTCGTTTTTTTCTTTAAATGCTATGATTTTAATTTGTGATAAAGGCGCTTTATTTGTTGCGTCCTCTGTTTTTACTATTGTTAGTAAGTTCCAATCTTGTAATAATACAGATATTGTATTTCTTCTCTGTATATCATTCTCTATTAGAGTAGCTTTCTTGCCATCTAAAGCAAATAATTCTTTAAAGTGTACTATGTAATATTTACCTTGTTTATGAAGTATGTGGCAACTTTGAAATAAAGTCTTATCTTTACGACTTGCAACACCTATTCGGGATAAGGTTTCCCTAATTTTTAAAAAGTCATCAGGTTGATTAAGAGTAACCTCTAACATCTGCTCTGGTGACCAATTGAAGCTTTCTTCACTCATCTTTTTCTCCCACCCTTATCAAGTTTTTCTTTGATAAGATTCAATTGTTTTTTATCTAGTATGTCAAGGGCTACTTTTGCTTTTGCATTACTATAACCATAATATTCTTTTACATACTCTAAATTTTTTGATTTAGCAGTAGTTGTCCACTTGCCACCAAATCGTTTTCTCTTACGAATACTATTTAGTAGAAAATGAAACTGAAGACGTTTGTTGAGGCCGTGATGAATATTCATCTCATTTGCCATCATTATAGAGTCTACATGTTGAGATAAACAACGATTAATAATGTAAGGTGGAAACTTTTTTTCCCAAGTCAAGTCTGTACCATCAAGCAAATTAACTTTACTAAAGTTTATTGCGTTTAGGTAATCCGATAGTTTATATTCGATCATTATTAGTGCTTTTCATGTTTTTTGTGACCTTTGTGTGATCCCATATAATAATCGCCTGGTTCATAATTCCAGACTTTACCGTGGTGTCCTCTAACATCAGCCCAAAACATTCTGCATTTCACAATAAGTGTTCGCCAAAAAGTTCTTCGTGCCATATCTCCCTCTACTTAAATTTACATTCTGCCATAATTTGTGTCAAACAGGCAACCATATTTATCTCATGGTCCGCCACGAAGGCTGATTTATATTGGTAATCTGCAATCGTTAAGACAGCAGCAGGGACTGATTGAGGTTGTAAGTTCTTATATAAGATGTCATAGATACCAGAGAATAGAGAAGAAGGATCTTTGTCTAGGTTCTGAACAACCCATTTACGC